ATCTTCTTGATGACGAGTTTCTTGAGGACAAAGGGTTGCCAGTGAGGGAAGTTGAGGTAAATGTTGAACCAGAAAAGAAAGACGGGCCAATTGTCCCAAAAGTCGAGAAGACAAATGATATACCAAGTGAAAATAATGGAAGACCCAAAAACTCAATAGATACTGAGCCAAGGAAGCAAAGAGTTGAAAAGCCAAGATCAAAGCCCGGACTAGCGGACTTAATAGACTGGTCTCAAAACTCATATAATAAAATATCTGAATGTGTGACTATGGCATTTCTAAAAGCCAATAATAAGAAAAATCTAAGACAGGTCACAAAGGCGGAGTTGTTTGATGTAGAGCGAATTAAGTTTGATGTTCTTACAAATTTAGACTTACTATGTGAAGTTAATGAAAATGTAATTCATCAACATTTAGCAAGCGCAAGCTTAACACCTACATCATTTAAAACGCTTCTATCTGACAAAGACATAGATATAAATGATATGTCTATAGAGTCGTATAGGAAGAAAGCCGTTAGCTGCTTTATAGAATACGCTATGAAATAGTAGTATTTCTAAACTTTTTTTAAAAATTGTGTATACTTATTTTAGAGGTAAGACACATGAAAATATATCAACAAGAAATTAATGACGGTATTGCTGAGGTTATCAAATCTCAAGCATCCGTCGTTTATGCTTCGCAGGCTTCTGTTAACCTTAAGCCCGAGGAGAATGATGTCATCAAAAAGCTTATGGCTTCTGATGGTAAAAGCAATCCTGACCAGTTTGACCTTTACTATTTAGAAGCTGTTTTAGTTTCAACAGGCTGGAACAAGAACGATGACGTGTTTACACCTGAAGCAACATGGGCTGCTCGCAGTACACCTGAAGACAAGCAGTTCAATTTTATGCATAACGAAAATGATATCATAGGACACATCACTAGTTCCTATGTATTAAATAAGGATGGCGATAAAGTTTCTGCGGACGATGTAGAAACTCCTAGTGAATTTGACATTGTTACTGAAGCAGTTCTATACAATAGTTGGACTAACCCAGAAAACAGAGATCGAATGAATCAAATTATTGCTGAAATCGAAGAGGGAAAATGGTTTGTGTCTATGGAGTGTTTGTTCTCTGATTTTGATTACGCCCTGACTGACCCCGATGGGCAGAACAAAATCTTAGCACGGACAGAAGAATCTTCGTTTCTGACTAAACACCTTAGATCTTATGGTGGAGAAGGAAGTTACGAAGGCTATACTGTAGGTAGGGCTCTCAAGAATATAGCATTTTCAGGCAAAGGTTTGGTTTCAAAACCAGCCAACCCTAGAAGTGTCATATTTGAAAAGAGCAAATCATTTATTATAAATGAAGACGTTACTGATAAACTTTCTATAGGAGAATTTATAATGTCAGATAATACTCAGATCTTGGAAAAGCAGATTGCAGGTCTTACGGAAGACTTGGCTGCGTCCAAAGCCGAGAATGAGGCTATCAAGGCACAAATCGAAGAAGCAAAAGATAAAGAATTTGCCTCAACGGTTGAAGCTTATGAAGCTGATGTTCAGGCAAAAGACGAAGCTATCGCTAACCTTGAGGAAACTGTAAAGTCTACTCAGGCTAGGATTGCTGAATTAGAAGATGCTCTAGCTGGTTCTCAAACAGAACTTGCTGAAGCTATGAAAGAAATGGACGATATGAAGAAGAAAGCTATGATGAAAAAGAGAAAAGCTGCTCTTGTTGAAGCTGGTATCAGCGAAGAAGACGTAGAAGAATCT